AAGGCCAACCAGTAGTAAATCCATTAATAAATTTAACTTTAAAGCTAGAAGATAAGATACTTAGATTAGAACAAGAGTTAGGCCTAACACCACTTGCACGTCAAAGACTAGGTATTGCATATAGCGAAGCACAAACTGGGTTTGCACAATTGCAAAAACTTTTAGAACTTGATGATCAAAAAGAAATTGAAGATCCTAGACTAAAAGTATTAGAAAATAAAGAAGTAAAAGAAAAACCAGAAGTAAAGGAAAAAAATGGCTAAAGAAGAAATGTATAAACCTTTGCCAAGTTTCCTAACAGTAGATAAATCAGAAATACACGGACTTGGCATATTTGCCACTAAAGACGTAGCAAATCAAACTAACTTAGGATTGTCACACGTACTTGTTGACAAACCAAATATCTTTGTTAGAACGCCGCTTGGCGGGTTTGTTAATCACACGTCAGAAAATCCCAATTGTGTTTTGATACGTGACATAAACTTTACGCATTTGTTTTTTATTATGGCTATAAGACATATAAAAGCTGGGGAAGAACTTACAATAACGTATCAAAGTTATGATCCAGAAAAATACATTGACGATCATGACACTGAATTTGAAGAAGTAAAGGAAGAAGAATAAATGGAAGAACTAAAACATTTTGTTGTAGCATGGCGCAACAAATTAGCAGATGAAGAAATTGTAAAGATTATTAAAATGTGTTCAGACGCTACTTTAAAAGTAAAGCAAGATAATTTGATGAAAGAACATGATAACGAAATTCAAAAAATTTATGATGAGTTAATTCAATAAATGGAAGTATTAATGGTAGATATTGTAACTTTTTGTAATATTGGTGAAACCTATAAGTGTTGTTGCGTAATTTTAAATGATGTCAATAAATGTTGTTATCAAGGAACATGTGATGATATTTGACAATATTATTTTAGATGATCTTGATGAAGAACTTACTGAAGAACAATTATGTCAGAAAAACAACAAATAGTATTACCAGAAACTAGGGGTAGTCGTGTTGTTAAGTTTATTGAAAACTTCTGTGTGCATGGTGAGGGTGATTTTTATGGTGAAAAATTTTTATTAGATGATTGGCAAAAAGCAATTATCTATGAATTGTATGAACTAAACAAAAATGGATCAAGAAAGTTTAGGGAAGCGTTAATTGGATTACCTAAAGGAAATGGCAAAACTGCATTAAGTGCTTGCATTGGATTGTATGAACTTCTTGGATCTGGTGTTACTTCACCACTTGTTGCAGTAGCGGCCGCTTCGTATGAACAAGCAAACCTTGTGTTTGGAACTATGAAAACAATGTGTAATGAAAGTCCATTACTATCTGAAATGGTCACAACCTATGAAAATGAAATACAAGTAAAAAATGCTTCTGGGCGTGCATTTAGAGTAGCGGCGAAAGCTGGAACTGCTGACGGTGGCAGAAACAGTTGTTTTATAGCAGATGAAATACATGAGTGGAACAACATAAACTTAGAACGTGTTCACTATGTTTTAAGTAATAACACTGCAAAACGTAGGGACGGTTTAGTTTTAAATATTACAACTGCTGGTCATGATCTTGATAGTATGGCCGGTAAGATGTATCAACGTGGGCTACTTAAAGAAGCTGGTAAACAAGAAGATCCAGAATTTTATTTTAAATGGATTGGTGCAACAGATGATCAAGATCCAGAAAACGAAGATCTTTGGAAAGAAGTCAATCCAGCAATAACAAATGATTGGTGGCCAGTAGAAAATTTAAGACGCAGACATAAATCATTGCCAATAAATGAATTTCAACGTTATCACCTAAATCAATGGACTAGAACAGAAGAAGAAAGCTGGATAAAAGCAGAAAATTGGTTAGCAAATCAAGATACGCAACTTGAATTAGAACAAGGTGAAGAAACATTTGTTGGTATAGATATGGCGCTTCGTCACGATAGTGTTGCAATTGTATATGGTCAAAAAGATGACAACGAAGTTGTAAACATGAAAGCTAAGATATGGAAGCCAGAAGATCAAGTTTATATGGATTATCAAGAAATTGAAGCGTATGTGATAGAACTAATGAAACTTTATAAAGTTAAAGAAGTTGCATACGATCCAGCGTTTTTTGAAAGATCTGCACAAGTATTATTAGATCGTGGCGTGCCAATGGTTAACTTCCCGCAAACCCACTCCCGTATGATACCCGCATGCAGGAACGCATACGATATGATTGTTAATAACAAAGTCAGACATGACGGTGATCCTACATTTACGGATCAAGTTATGTCAGCGGCGCAAAAAATAACAGACATGGGTTGGCGTTTATCAAAGGGAAGATCTAAAAGAAAGATTGACGCATGTATTGCAATGGTGCTTATGTTAGATCGTATAACTGCACCAATACCAGAAGATGATGATCCAGAAGTGTCTATAATTAACTTATGAATAATTATATAACAACAATCGCAGATCTTATTGGTGTTGCACTTATAATTTATGGTGTATATACAGTTAATGTTTCACTAGCTTATATAGTTGGTGGTGCATTTATAATATTAGGAAGTTATTTGCAAGCTAGATGAGTTTATTCAAAAGAACAGAAAATAGGGACGCCGCACTTGGTAATCTAGTTGATTTATTAGCATTGCGGGAGGGCGGTCTAACTAACCAAACTGGTGAAAAAGTAAATGAAATGTCTGCATTGGGCATTTCAACTGTTTATTCTGCAATTTCATTGATCGCAGATAGTATTGCATTACTTCCAATAAAAACAGTAAGATACGATAATGAAAAAACTATTTTCACTGACAAGCCAAAGTTTTTAGAAAAACCAAATCAAAATCAAACAATCTTTCAATGTATTCATGAAATAGTTACATCACTAGCAATGCACGGAAATGCCTTTGTTCTTGTTGATAAAGACAGACAAGGTAGAGCAATTGGCATGACACCAATACACCCAGAAAAAGTTAAATGTGAAATGCAAGGTAGCGAAAAAGTATTTATGCTTCAAGGCGCTAAGGGTGATTATTCAAGAAGAATTACAAGAAACAATATGTTGCACTTTACTTGGTTTCAATATCCCGGTCAGCTAGTTGGGATCAGTCCATTGCGTACCCAAAGCAATACGTATGGATTAGCATTGGCAATGGAAAGACACATTGCCCAGTTCTATGGACAAGGTGGGACACCGTCAAGCGTTTTGGAAACAGATAGAGATTTAACTGCTGAACAAGCAAAGACATTGAAAGAAACTTGGTTAGGTAATCACAACAGAAATAGAAAGCCAGCAGTATTGACTGGTGGCCTTAAATGGAAAGCAATAAGCGCTTCTGCTGGTACAGAACTTATAGAAGCACGTGAACAGATTGTAAATGAAATTGCAAGAGTGTTTAGAATACCAGCACACATGTTGCTTGCAAAAGACGGATCAAACGTATATTCCAATATTGAAAGCAATGGATTACAATTTATACGTCACACACTATTGCCGTGGATTAGAAGAATAGAAGATGGATTAGGTACGTTATTGCCAAACAAACAATATGTAAAAATGGACACTGCTGAATTTGCACGTGCAGATCAGTTAAGTAGGGTACGTAGTTTTCAAGTAGCAATTTCTTCTGGTTTGATGACACCAAACGAAGCAAGGGCAAAAATGGACTTAGAGCCGTATGCGGGTGGTGATAAATTTTATCTTGGTTTACAAGGCGCAATGGTTGATCCAACTATTGAGCCACTAGGAAAAGACGAACATAGTCCAACAGAAAACCTAATTGAAGTTGAAGAATAATGCCTTACAGTATAGAAAATAACAATCCAGATTGTGACGGATTTGCAGTAGTCAAAGATGATGATAAAAAAATTATGGGTTGTCATGAAACTAAAGAAAAAGCACAAGATCAAATAACTGCGTTAAATATTGCAGAACAAGAATACCAAAGGCAATCAATGCCAGAACAAGATCTTTATAAAACGGAAGAAGAAGCATTAGCAAAAGCAAAACAAATAGGTTGTGTTGGTACACATACACATGAAGTCAACGGTGAAACAATGTACATGCCTTGCGAAAAAATGGAAGATTATACAAAATTAACTGGTGGTCAACATACTGATGAAGATGATCCAACATTGAAATATAATAATGAAGATTTAAAAACAGAACAACGTGCAGTTGACAGAAAGCCACCAAAATTTATGCAAGAAAATGCACAACGTGGTTTGGATAATTTAAACAAAGCTGGTGACGGATTAGTTGATGAAACTGTTAGACAAGCACGGATTATGGCAAAAGGTGATCCATTAAGTATTGACAAAATTGTAAAAATTAGGGCATGGCATGCAAGACACATTTCAGATTTAGATCGTGAAAAAAGCAATCCAAACGATCCAGAAACTTGGAAAGCGTCAGATGTGGCCTTTTTACTTTGGGGAAGCAATCCTTTTACAGATCCTATGGAAGCACACGATTGGGCAGAAAGAAAGATTGCACAATTAATTAACGCTGGGGAATATGAGCCAAGACAAAAAGGCAGTGACAGTTCCACACCAGCACCAAAAAAAGATC